TCACCAATGATCTCTACATTATCGTCCGCAAGAAGCAAGTCAAGTTTATCTTGATCTATTTCATCATACTCTTCTATTTTATAATGGAAGTCTTCTATATAGTCCCATCGAACTACGCCGTTCTTCCAAAGTAGAGCAGACTTAAACCAAGTCTGAAGTAACTCCCAACCTCTATTCTGTTTAAAGATTGCGTAGTTAGTAATTAGACTTGCGTTATGTGCGTTCTTAAATGCCGTAGCATTATCGTCCATAGGAAGAAATCTAGCAAGCTTACCATTAGCTAGAAATAAATCTGCTAAAATAGCGGTATAAGCTTCTACAACTTCAGTCGTAGATGTATCAACAATTGTAGATACACCTTGCGGAGTGAGATGAAAATCTGGGACACCTGCAAATTCATATGTAGATCTCTGTCTTTCTTGAGTAAGATCAGATGAATTAAGCCAGTCACCTGTAGAATTTTCAATTCCTGATACTATTAAATTATGTAATTGTTCGTCAGTTACTTTTTCTTTATATCCTGTGTTAGCCATTTACTGAACCTCGCGACCATGTTGGGGTTTTAGTTGATTGTAAATCGTCCACAGAATACTTGCCTGCTTTAGGCATTTCACGTATTTCTTCTTTAACTTCTTCTTCAGGCTTAACAGCCTCTTGTATATATCTTGACATAGTAACCTCCTAGGTTCTATCTATCTAACAGGCTACTAGCCTTATTACGTGGTGGTCTATCCGCTGACTACCACCGGAGTCGTGAGGACATTGCGGAAACTTAATCTGAGAGTGGGTTATCCAAAGCTTCTTGTAACCTTTCAGTTAGCTTATCCTCTAGCTTCCTCATACTAGATTCTATTCTTGCTTCGGTTTCTCTCATTGTATTCCTTACATCCTTCTCAGCATCTCTATTTAAAGATTCAACTTCTCTGAGAGATGCAGTGGTATCTTTTTGTAATTCATTCATAGAAGCCAACATAGTTTCTAATGAAGCATCTATTAATAGTTTAGTTTCCCTAACACTATCTACAGACTTCTCAACCTTAGAATCTATTTTATCAATGTAGCCTTCCATCTTCAGTATGTCTTCACGTAGATCATCTTTTATATCTCGTGTATAATCGATTGCTTTATCTAACTTAGTTTGAACTAAAGTGTTTTCAGACTGTATAGAGTCTATATCTATATTCTGAATAATCTCTTTCATATCCATGTAGTCTTTGTAAAATTCAAAACCACCCCATAGTCCACCACCTAGTGCCGACACAATTGGTACAATAAGCATGAGTTTCCCACCTTTTATGGTGGCTCCTCCAACTTCTATCTCTGTTGCCATAATGTCCTCCTAGTTCTCAAAGGATAAACTTCTTAGTTGGTTTATCTCTTGCTGTAGTTTCATAACTTCTAGTTCTTTCTTTTGAAGTTCAAGTTCGTATAAGCGATTACAATCAATTCTATTCTTGGCCCGCTTTCCAAGCGGTATTGTTATCTTAGAGTATACTCCAATATCACCAACCTGTTGATGACCTGTAGTTCCTCCTTGGATAATACCAGTTACTCCAAACTCTATATTAGTTGCAGACCCTATTGCATTACTACAATCTAGTTCTCCTGCACGAAATTTATCTGCTTGGAAACTTGTAGTAGAATTAGGTATCGATAAACTTAAAGAGTTAGACGTTGAGTCTGCATAAGTTCTACTATAACTGCAACTGCAAACAAGAGTAACTAATAAAAGTATTAAGTATATCCTCATTTACTTGTCCTTTATTTTTGAGCAAACCCTCGATGTTATTAAAGAAATTTGATTAGTCTCTTTGAATAATTTTGATTGTGTACAAATGTATACTACTTTATCTATGTCATTAGATTTTATATATACATCAAATGTTTTATATTTATTAAAGCCTATCTTTATTATCTTATCTGTAGAAGCAAAAGGAACAGGTTTAAAATCAAATGTAAATACTTCTATTTGATAATACTGTACCTCTTCTCTTCTATTGAACAGTTTCATTTTAGTAACTGATACACCATCTATATATGATGTTTTTAACTTAGGGTAAGCTGGTGTCATTTCATGAGCATAGCTTTGAAACGCAGTACACAAAACAAAACAAAAAGATAATATTATTTTGCTATACATTCTGCTACTATAAGTGCTGTGTAATTACCTGCTGGTAAAGACTTAGTTGATCCATAGCTTGCTTCTGACTCAACAGTAAACCATGTAGATCCTGCTAATGTCATATTAAATTCTGTTACGTTGTTGTAAGTTACCTTCGCAGCTTCATAAGCAGACATACCTGCTACACCTACTGCACCTACAACAGTACTACCTGTCCATGAGACTGCATCTGTCAATGTAGGGCTAGATGAGAAGCTGTTAGGATGTGTGAACTTTGTCTTATAGTAATCAGCTTGCGCTATATCAACACGTATACTAGCTTTAACTCCACCATCTGCAGGTTTTGTAGTTAGCTTGTATGGTAGTGGATGTCCATATACACCTGCTGTTTCTGTCCATATTGAACACTTAGGTTCTACTGTACCTGTAATAGGTGAGTCAACTGCCATTGCAGCAGTGGCTGGCATTAAGAACGCTAACGCTGTTATTGTTTTAATATCCATGTTATCTCCATTTATTCATATTGAGATCGAACCATTGTTCTATGAACCTTATCTTGTGCAAGGTTTCTCAATGCTTTAAAATTATCTATAATGATACCATCTTTTAACTCAACAGTTTCTTCATAAGTTCCACCGTTTATCGTTGCTCCATAGTATGCATCTAGGGTTCCTGCCGACATCATTTGCGTCATCATCAATAACTGTCTTGTTGGGTTCGCAATTTGTTCAGCCGCACCTGCTACCGCAAGTGCTTTTTCTATTTTCAACTCTTGTTCTTCTTCTTCCTCTTTAGCTTTCTCTTCTTCTCTTTCTTCTTCCTCTGCAGCTTCTGCTTTCTGATCTAATTGGAACTGTACCCAATCATCATAGTAAGGATCATTTATATCTGGTTCATTATCTATTAAACCATTATCAAGAAGATATTTCATAAGAGCGTCTTCATATCCCGGACAAGAAGAATCTGTTAATGGTATGGCACACGTATCATACATGTAATTGTAAGCAACTATAACGTCGCTCAGTTCTCCATCACCATCTACATATATACTACCATCTCCAAAAGACGTACCTAACGTAGGTGTAATCGTATCAAATCCTAACTTTGTATTACTAGGTATCTGATCCCAATTATCATGTCTCTCATAGATATTACCTACACCATTAGTATTTTTATTAACTATAGATACTGTAGCATCTGTATTAGGATCTTTAGTTATAGTATACTTATGATATATACCTTGAACTTTTAATCCTGCTTCAGGTGGTAATACTTTTGTCATATCCCAGTTGTAACCATTTGTAGTTACATTATTCGTTCTTTCGTATATAACATCAGATAAGCAGTAAGAGGAGAGCAAGCAAACCGCCGACGCCAGCAGCACCTTTGGCAGTATTCTTATCATCATCTGACCACTCCTTATTCTTTCCTGTTTTAGCACCCGGTATTAAATGTGGGTTATTTTTCCATGCTTCTTTAGCTGGTAGACCTACAAGTCCATCGTATGGACAAGGAGTACCTGCATTCATCATAGATTGAAATATTCTTTTGTCTTGGCACATTACCGATACGGCTGCCACCTTCATCCCCATATCATACAGAACCTTTGCATTCTTCAGTCTCTCACAGTTCATATCTCTAACTGTAGCTCCTGCAGATATACCTAGTATCTGGGTCTGTACGGCTCCTGCAACTCCAACGGTACACAAGTCACTATTAGAATTATTAATCGTAGGTGACATTGCTGATGGAGGAGGAGACTTTACTGTAGTCTCTGATGACATAGTAGAGTTAACATTAGAGTTAGTATTACTATTAGTCTCAATACAGTTAGCATTCGTACTACTATCACATCCCTCTGCTCTTAGAATACTAGCTGTTAACAGATAAACAAGAAAAACAAATACTGCTGTTTTTACCCACATTCGGATATACAATAGCTTTCCTTTATTATCTTTAGATTGTAAATACCTCACGATACTCTCCTGTGTCCTTTTGTCTTCTTAGCAATCTTCTTTGGTTGTTTGCTAAATTGTTTCCCTTTCTTTGTGTCTGCTCGTTTCTTACGAGTTGTTGAAGCATACTCTGAACTAGACATAGACTTAATGGCACTAGAGGGTAAGTACCTTTCACCAGTAGCTTTACTACCTTGTGTTGATGGCTTACCAGATTTAGTACGCCACTTCTGTTTAGTCCAAGACTTTAATGATCTTTGCGATTTAGCTAAAGGCATTACTTATATCCTCCACCTTTTGCTTTATATCTTTTAGCAAGCATCTGAGCTTTACGTGCAGACCACTGTCCGGGTTTACCACCCTTACCACCAGCTTTAATAGATCTAAATAGGTTAGCTCTCATAGTAGGTTTTGTATAATTACCTG